GTGAAAAGAGATGAGAAAGCATGAGTAGTAGTAATTATCGTAGGAATAAGGCAGCTATTGACCAGTATCGAAAAGAGCTAAAAGCAATGAATGAAGATATATCTGAAATAGATATCAAGGTCCTTAACAAATCCGTCAATGAGGGTTTAAGAATTGCTAAGCAACTAACTCCTGTCGGTAAAAGCGGTAATTTAGTAGACTTCACTACGAAAGATGGTCAACATGTTCAATTCACTGTAAGCAGCCCGCATGTCGGTGGATTTATGCGTAAGAGTTGGCGCTCTACCCCTGCTGTCAAATCCAAAGGCGGGGGAGTTTCTAAATCTCTTACAAATTCAGCTGATTATAGCGAATATGTTAATTATGGCCACCGCATTGTTCAAGGTGGCATAAATAAAGGGTGGGTTAAGGGGCAGTTCATGCTTGAAAAAACTATCTCACATACTGAAAAAACAATGAAGCAAGAATTTAACAAGGAAGTCGAAAGGGTGAGAAAAGAGCATGATAAATGAAATAACGCAGGCAATAGTTGATAAACTTGCAATGCTTTATCCAGGGTATACACTGTATACAGATGATGTTCCACAGAAGTTTAAAACCCCTTGCTTTTTGGTCTCGCTAATCTCACATGATTATGCTAAATCCATTCTGGGGAACAACGGAACAGCAAACTTTGATGTAGCCTACTTTAGTGATAAAAAAGACCAGGATATTAAAAGCGATTGCAGAACCATGGATATTACACTAATGCGACAATTTGACCTTATTGGAGATTTTAAAGCAATTAGAAAGAGTACGCAGACAGTCGACAATGTGCTGCATCTAACTTTTATAGTAAAGTACTCTGAAATTGAAATACAAGAAGGCATTAAAATGCAACAGCAACAAACAAATACAAGTTTATAGAAAGAAGGGTGAGACATGGCAGGTACATGGACCAGTCAAAACAAAATATTACCAGGTGCATATGTGAACTTTCTTACCAATGCCCCTTTGTCCATTACTCCAGGAGACAGGGGAACCGTAGTGTTGTTACAAGAAATGAGCGTAGGAACCAGTGGTAGTATGTATACGATTACCGCAACAGATCCAAGCGAGTACCCGACAGGTGTTACGGCCAGCGATAAGCTACTTGTAAATGAAGCTTTAAAAGGTGCAAAAACAGTAATTATTTATAAATTGCCCGCATCACATGATGACGAGGATATTACGGCAGCTCTTACAGCTCTTAAGACAGTAAAATTCAATACTTTATGTTATCCTTATCCGGCATCTTCACACGCAGCAGATCAAGCTACAATACAAGCATGGGTTGAAGCCATGCGAGATGATGAAGGTGTTAAGATACAAGCCGTACTTGCGGATCATGTAGGCGACAGTGAGGCAGTTATTAATGTGGCAATGGGTGTTTTATTATCCGATGGTACGACCTTAACACCAGCACAAACTACGGCTTGGGTGGCAGGTATGACAGCAGGTGCTAATGTTAATAAGTCTAACACAGGTCAAGGTTACGTAGGAGCGGTTGACGTTGTGCCGAGAATGACAAAATCTGAAATGGAGGCAGCTATCACCGCAGGTAAGTTTATATTTAAGGTGAATGCAGCTCAAAACGTAACCGCTGTTTATGATATTAATTCCTTAACATCAACTACGGTTGAAAAAGGAGAGGTATTCAAGAAAAACAGAGTTATGCGTACAATCGATGGTATCAACAACGATATTACGGAAATCTTTGAAAGCAACTACGTCGGTAAAATCAATAATAATGATGAAGGGCGGTCACTTTTACGAGGAAACCTAATTGAATACTTTAGAGCTTTAGAAAGTATGTCAGCTATTACGGACTTCTCTACCGAAGATGTAACGGTATCCGATGGTGGTGCTTCTGATGCGGTATTGATCGATTGTTATATTCAACCGGTTGACAGTGTAGAGAAAATCTATATCACTGTTAACTTAGCATAGGAAGGAGGTATAAATTATGACACAAACAAGATTAGCGGATACGCTTAACGCGCAAGAAGGTACAGCCTTTATTACAATTAACGGATCTAATCGTCAGCTGTTTGAGGTTTCTAGCGTAAAAGCACAGATTGATTACACGGTAATAACAAAGCGAATGTTAGGGAATCGAATGACACAGCATAAGATTGTAGGCATGGAAGGTTCGGGCAGCATGACAATGTACTTTGCTAACAGCCAGTTTCTAAAGTTGGCCCAGTCCTACTTAAAAGATGGTAAACATGCAAATATAAGTTTGCAATTGAGGAATGTAGACCCTCAATCCACCATTGGAGCGCAGGAAGTCGACTTGTACAATATCATTTTAAATACAATACCTGTAGCATCTTTGGATGATAATTCAGATGATCCGATTACCTTTGATACAGACTTTACCTTTGATGGCATTTCCGTGAAAGAAGAGTTTGTATTGCCACAGAATTTTAGACAGTAATATTAATCAGGGGGCCTTAATAGGCTCCCATTTTAAATTAGGAGGAATTATATGAGTACATTAAGTGCATTTTTACATCCAATTAAAGTTGAGAACAAGGAAGTTGTAATTTCTGACAGATTTATTGAGGACGGCAAGCCAGTGCCTTTTATCATTAAGCCTATAACACAGGGAGAAAATAAGATTTTAATTAACAAATACACTAAAAAGGATAAAAACGGAGTTGAAAACTTTAACCGTACCGAATATGTTTCGGCTCTCACCGCAAGCGCTGTTGTGTACCCTGATTTGACTAATGCAGAGCTTCAAAAAGCATATGGAATAATTGGAGAAGCATCTCTACTAAATGAAATGTTATTAGTAGGAGAGTACGCAGAATTAGCGCAGGCAGTACAGGCTCTTAGCGGACTTGAGAAAAACATTAACGAGGATATTGAAGAAGCAAAAAACTAATAAAGCAAGGTGATGTTGAATTTACACTGGCTCACTTTGCTTTACAGAAACTTCATATTCGCCCTTCGGAGCTTGAAAAAATGGATTACAAGGAAAAAGCCTTTATATATGCAAGTATCCAGTTGAGGGCAGAGGAAGAAAAAAAACTAGCCAAAAAAGTCAAGTAGAAAGGAGGCAGAGAAATTCATGGCTACTCTTAACGCAACGTTTCATTTATACGATGGCTATTCTTCCCCGATCGATAAAATCAACAGGAAAACAGACAATGCAGCAAAAAAGATATTGCAGGCCAGTGGAACAGCTGATAGGTTTAATGCAAAGCTAAACGCCACCGGGGCAACAGCTCTTGGAGCTTCGAATAAAATTGATAAAGCAAGCAAGGCTACACAAAACCTTAACAATAAACTGTCCGCAACCGGGCCAAGTGCTTATACCGCCAGCTCTGGACTAGGAAAGTTCTTAAGCATAGCTGCCTTGGTTGCCGGAGGTTTAAAAGGTGTAAATGCAACGGATAACTACACTAACACCAGTGCAAGGCTAAAGTTAATTAACGACGGGTCCCAGACGCAATTGGAGCTACAAGAGAAAATTTATGCTGCAGCATATAGGTCTAGAGGTGTTTATTCTGAAATAGCTGCCTCCGTAGGTAAAATGGGAATGCTGGCTGGTAAATCATTTGGTTCCACAGATGAAATAATTGCATTTACCGAATTGATGCAAAAGTCATTTAGGCTAGGCGGTTCAAGTTCGAGTGAGCAATCAGCAGGTATGTATCAGTTAACGCAAGCTATGGCTGCCGGGAAGTTGCAAGGGGATGAATTTAAGTCTATACAAGAAAATGCCCCTATGTTGTATCAAGCTATTGATGATTATATGAAAAACGTAATGAAGGCTAAAGGCACCATGAAAGATTGGTCAGCTGATGGATTATTGACTGCTGATGTTATTAGGGCAGCACTGTTTAGATCGGCAGACGATATTAACGACAAGTTTAATGAGCTGCCTAAGACGTTTGGTGATATATGGAATAGAATAAGAACTGATGCAAGCAAGGCATTTGGACCATTAATGGAACGTATTAAAAATATAATTAATACGGAAGAGTTCGGCAAGCAAGTAGACAAAGTTACAAAGTTTTTATACAAGGCTGCCGAAGGTGCTGATAAGGTTCTAGATGGTGCAAAAAATCTTTATTATTTTATGAATAATAATTGGGAGACCATAACGAATTTAATATTAGCAGGTGCAGCAGCCTGGGGAGTTTACAGAACTGCTTTAATTGGTGTAACCGCTGTACAGTGGATAGCAGCTCTTACAAACCCCATAACATTAGCTATTACCTTAGTTGCCTTGCTTGCTGCTGCATTCGTTCTCTTATGGGAAAAATGCGATAAGTTTCGTGAGTTTTGGGTAAAGAGTTGGCTAACCAATGCAAGGGTTATTTTAGAAGCGTATAATTTTATTACAGAGGCGTTCAATAACTTTAGAGAGAACTGGAATTTACTAATTGATACCATTTATTTAGGCGTTTACGCTCTTGAAACAGGAATGAAAGCAGCCGTATTTATTACAGCTGCAGGTGTAAAGGGTATTATTAAGCTGTTAAGTAACTGGATAGATACAATAGGCATAGCAGTAAAGGCTTATAATGCTGTTGCAAGTTTAACCGGTGGTAAAACAATAGATTTTGAAGTAACGGCAACTGATGTAAACAAGGCGATAGATGCAGCTGCCGGAGATGCTGCAGGTAAAATAAGTGGTGCCTTTAGTGGAGTTAAAGACAAGATTGCTGGTGCAAGAATTGATAAAGCCAGGGATCTCGTGGATGTAGATAAGGTTATGTCTGGCATGGAGGCTATAGGCAGTAAAGTGGAGGATTTCACGGTTACTGGATGGTTAAAAAATGCCTTTACTGAATCAAAGAAAGCTCTTGAAGATGTGCTTGGTGATGACAACAATACGTATACCGTAGAGGGAACTGGAGCAGATGGTAAACTACAAGTTGACATGGCAGACGAAGACCTTAGATATCTTAGAGATATTGCAGAGAGGGACTATATTAATAAAATGAGCAACACAACACTAGCTCCTAATATTCAAATTTCGTTTGGTGATGTACATGAGACAGCGGACATAAACGAAATCGAAAGAAATCTAAGAACAATAATAAGAGAGCAAATTGCTGCAAGCGCGGAGGGATGATTAAATGGGATATGCTGTATGGTTTGAAGAAAATAAAGTAATAGATAGGCTCCCTGTAAACCCGGAAGAAATAGAAGCAACTTCTACCCTTTCGGTAGAAAAATATAATGTTTTAAAATTGGGGCAAATAGTTATCCCTACAGGCCTTGAATTATGGCAATATTCATTCGAATTTGAATTGCAGAAAAAGCAAAGTCATTATTCGATGATTAATGACAAATTTAAGGATGCAAAATATTTCTTAGATAAATTCAAGTTATGGAGGGAAAAGTTAATTCCTGTCAGATTCAGTGCTGGTAGCGACAGTAAAATAGATGGTGCTATTGTAAGTTTTACTAGTATGGTCTTAATTGAGGAACTGACAGTAATAGAAAAAGCTGGCGAAGAAGGCGATTATTATGTAAAGATCAAATTAGTCGAATATAAGGATTTTGCTAAGCAGCCAGCCACTGAAATAATTCATGTGTTAAGCGCAACAAAGTCGATTACTAGAAAGAAAACACTTGCTCCTACACCTGCAGTTAACCCTAAGTGTACAGGGTCTTATGTTGTCAAGTCAGGTGATACTTTATGGGCGATAGCCAAGAAAATGTATGGTGATGGAAGCAAGTGCAATATTATCTTTAATGCTAACAAAGACTTAATCAAAACACCAGCATTAATTAGCGTCGGATGGAAACTTAAGATACCATTTGAAGATGAATTTAGTAAGTATTCCGCACCTTTACCTACTACAAGAGAAGCAACAAAGACGGCGCCTATGAAAGCAACCTCAACCAAAACGGCATATGAACTTGGAGTAGAACAAGTTGATAAATTATTAGCGGGTCTAGGTCGACAAAGAGGGGCAGGGCGTAAACCTCTTTATCAGGGAGGAACTACAGACGGTGGGAGGACACATTCTTCTGGAGGTGGTAAGTTTTGAAAATCGAACTAGCTATTGAAACAGATAGCGGTACCTATGAGATAGGTGAGTTAGTAAGTCGTATCTCGTTTAACGACAGGCTTAACGATGGGTGCAGTAAACTAGAATTCACTTGCTTAAATAAAACTATCAATATTACAAATGGTAATATGGTACGGTTTATTTATGATAAGATAAAGTTTATGGGCGTTGTGTTTAAGGTTAGCCAAACTGCAAAAGGTGAATCAACTATCACAGTCTATGATCAACTCCGATATGCGAAAGCAAAGGATACTATTGTAAGTAAGGGTGAGACCATAACAAGCCACGTAAAAAGGATGTGCAATAATCTTGGTTTAGTAATGGGAGAACTAAAAGACACACAGTATATCTTGTCCACGGCACCTAAGGATGATAAAACTTGGCTAGATATTATTTATGAGGATATCCAGGAGACCTTAGTCAACAAAGGTAAATGGTATATGTTAAGGGATGAGATGGCTAAAGTCTGTATCCGTGATCTGGAGGATTACCGCTTAAACCTAATCATTGGTGATGAAAGTCTTTGTTATGATTACAGCTACGAAAAATCTATTGATGATACTACATACAATGTTATTAAACTGGTTAGTGATAACGAGACCACGGGTAAGAGAGATAGTTACGTATCTAGGGATGCTAATTCGATAACGAAGTTTGGCAAACTGCAATATTTTGAAGTGCTGGATAAGAATACAAGTGCAGCAAAGGCAAAAGCTAAAGCGGATATGTTGTTAAGCCTGTATAATCGTGAAAGTGAATCTATAACACTGGAGTGTTTAGGTGACACAAATATAAGAGCTGGTTGCAGCATTCGAGGTATCATTAAAGATATTGGGCTTGATAAGTGGTTAATTATCCAATCGGTAACACATAACATTCTGCCAATCCACACGATGAGCATAGAGGTAAGAATATGATAAATGAAATTAAAATAATAATTCAAAACTATCTTAATAATGCAAAGCTTTGTAGCTTGGCAGTTGGTACCGTAACAGAAGATGGAATAAGGGTTAGCGATAAGTTAACCCTTCCCATGGAGATAGTTACTGGCAATTTGAAAAGTACTCTAGTTACTGGGCAGAAAGTTCAACTATTAAGAGATCACGGCGGTGTAACGTATTACATTTTGGAGGTGATTATTGGTGGCGACTGATTTAGAGCTAAACGAGGATATAGAAACCTCAAAGACGTATAAAATGGCAACAGATAAAATACAAGGGTCCCTTGATGGGACAGAAGCGGTTCGACAGGCTGTATATAAGGTACTTAACACTGAAAAAAGTGAGTATCCAATATACAGCCTTAATTATGGTCTCGAATTAGAAGATTTAATTGGTCAGGATCCATCATATGTTCAAACCGAATTACAACGCAGGGTTAAGGAATGCCTGCTAGTCGATAATCGAATTACAGAGGTTAATAATTTTACTTTTACAACATTGGCAGATAAATTAAATTGCACCTTTGACGTAATAAGTATTTTTGGTTCTATAACAATAACCAGGGAGGTGAACTTATAATGTTTGAAGCCTTTACTTTTGATTCAATCATGGAGGATATGCTTGATAGGGTTGGAAATGATGTCGATAAGCGAGAGGGTAGCATGATCTATGATGCGCTTGCCCCGGTAGCCTATCACTTAGCAGAGATATACTACAATCTTGACTCCTTTGTGGACTTGGTATCTGGCGATACAGCTATAGGGGAATTCCTTGACCGCATAACAGCTGACCAAGGGTTAACAAGAAAAGAAAGCACCTACGCAGTACGTCAAATTGTAACATCTGGAGCCGTAGCAATAGGGACTAGGTGGGGGCTAAACGATACTACCTATACCATAACAGAATTGCTTTCTGTAAATACCTACAGTGCTACTTGTGAGCAGATAGGCAGCATAGGCAATACATATGCCGGAGCGCTTGAAAACATAGACAATGTGTCTGGTATAACAGCCTCACTGACAGATGTTATTACTTCCGGGGAAGATGCAGAAACCGACGATGCATTAAGAGCGAGATTTTTTGATAAAGTTAGAAGCTCTGGTACCAGTGGAAACAAACACGATTATCGTAATTGGGCGTTAGAGGTTCCAGGATGCGGAGACGCTAAGGTTTATCCCCTGTGGGACGGTGAAGGTACTGTAAAGGTACTTGTAGTTGACGAAAACATGGGGATAGATTTTACCCTACCGAGCAAAGTTTATAACTATATTGAGACCGTTAGACCAATCGGGGCAATTGTTACCGTAGATAATCCGTCTTCCTTAGAAATTAACATAACCGCAGCTATAAATCTTGATGGTACCAAGACAATCGAGGACGTAGAAACGGCTTTCATTGCTTCTATAACAGCTTACCTAAGAGAAACGGTTTTCGAGGTGTATAACGTAAGCTATGCAAAAATAGGCAGTATTTTACTATCTACTGCAGGTGTAGAGGATTATAGTAACTTGTTGGTAAATGGAGTTACAAGCAATATCGTAATTAGTGATACTCAAATGCCTATTAGCGGTACTGTGGAACTGTTGGAGGTGTAGCATGGATTTAATAGATTATCTACCGCCTATATACGACGGGAACACAACCATGCAAGAGCTACAGAGCTTATTAACAACCGATATAAACAACCTATCCACCTCTTTTAACACTGTGATGGATGAATGCTTTATTAACACGGCTACCAAGCTTTTGAGCCGTTATGAGGGCATATATGGATTGCAAGTAGATATAACCAAATCTGATGTTTTTAGACGGGAAAGAATACTTGCTAAAATACGAGGAATAGGCACAACAACAAAAGAAATGATTAAGCAAACAGCTGCAGCATATTCAGGAGGAGAAGTCGAAGTTATAGAGCATCCGGAGACTAGCAGTTTTAGTATCAAGTTTGTCGGTACTCTTGGTATCCCTGGGAACATGGCAGACCTAACATTGACCATTGAAGAAATTAAGCCTGCACATCTAAGCTTTTCCTTTGCGTACACATATCGCAGATGGGGTGAGCTAACAGCGTATTTATGGGGTGATGTTACAGGACTAACATGGGATGAATTATCAACAGAATAGGAGGTAACATGAAAAATACAAGCAATTTTGGGCTACAAAAGCCCGAACCATTGATAGATAATGTAAACATAGACGTACTTAATGGCAATATGGATGTAGTTGACACCGCATTAGGCAATACTGCAAAGTACGAAAAAGCTGGCGGAACGGCAACCGTTATTACGTTAACAGGTGTCGTGTTTGAAGATGGACGAAGCAAAAACTTTATAGTTAAAGCTAATAATAATGCTGCAGCCACCACGATAAATGGTAAATCATTATATAAGCCTGGTACTACTACAGCACCAAAACTAAAAGCTGGTACCGCTGTAGCTGTATGGTATGATGCTACAGGTGACTGTTTTTTTATCAAAGCTAGTGCAAGTGGTGGAGGCACCGTAGTGGTAGGTGATGTACTAGCAGGTAAGACCTTCGTGAATGAGGATGGAGATGAGATAGAAGGGACGATTCCTAACCTAGCAGGG